GCTAAATGGTTCAGTTTAAATCCTGACCAACAGCTTTATCGTGTTCTTGGGACCAGTGCTACACAGACAGTGTCTGCTCTGGTTAAGGACAAAATGGCCAAGTATCGCTTACTTCCGCAAGAAACGCAAGGCGTGCCCTACACAGGTGTACCCTCGAATGAGATTATGGACTCATGGATGGCCCTCGCACTTTCAGCCGATCGTGCTCGGACTATTAACAAGCCTGTTCTCCCTAAGAGGGTTTCCCGGAACAAAGATGTTCTGGCACCCAAAAGCGGTGGCTACAAGCCCATGAGTCTCGAGGATATCGAGAGGTGGAGAAATGGAGTCGTTATGACTTCCGCTCTACCCCCGGTTCCCCCCATGACTCTCAAGCCTGTGCTTTCCGTACCGTGGCGCGACATGGCTCATCTCAGGAGAGATGGGCTCCAGCCTTTGCACTAGGTTCGCAGCAATTGGGTTGCTGGACATAATTGCCCAAAACGGTTTCCGTGCTAAACAAAATGCCGAGAGACTACACGGCGCTCCCTCTATGTACGAGGTCGTCCAGTGATGTATAGTCCCCAGGTGGTTCCTGGGTATCCAATATGTCAACTCGAAATCAATCTGTTATGGCCCGCTCAGCCCAAAAGAGCAAAGCTAGTGCCCAGGGAAAACCAACCCTGGGACGCACGAAGTCGGTCCCCGTAGCGACCACTCGACAGGTCGTCATCCAAAAGCCCAAGATCTCTTCCACACCAGACGGTGTTATAGTGTTTAAACACACCGAATATGTAGCAGATCTCAATGGGTCAGCGGATTTCGACTCGCGAACTCTTGCCTTAAATCCAGGTAATGAGGACGTGTTTCCTTACCTTTCAAACATTGCAGTCTCGTTTGAGTACTACAAGTTCCGCAAGCTCAGATTGCGCTATGAACCATCATGTTCGACTTCCACCTCGGGAGTGGTCATGCTGTGCATCGATTATGATGCCAGTGATTCCGCCCCACTGGGGAAGACAAGTTTCATGATGAACCAAAACGCAACTCGTTGTTCTAGCTGGAGCAGGTCCACTATGGATCTGGTCGCCAAGGCCAACGGGGCCCAAGTTAAGCGGTTCGTACTTAATGACTTACCACCTCCAAATACTGATGTCAAGATGTATAATCTTGGTAATCTGTTCATCGCCACCCAAGGAAGCACAAGAGTGCCCATTGGGGAGATCTACGTCGACTACGAAGTGGAGTTGTCCGTCCCTCAGGGGGCGACAACACACGACGTGACAGCCGAGTTGGTCGTTAGCGCTGATGCGACACCGGCCTCTCCCTGGGAGAGTGCTCAAGTGAAGCAGAACAACAGATCGCCGATTTTGGATGTCCCGGGAGTTACCTCCCAGTCTGTCTCATTTAACACGGATGTCCTCCGTGTCATCAGAGCAGGAAAGTACATCCTTAACTCGACATTGTTCAGTACTGTGGCTACGGGCGCTGGCGCGAATGCCAGTACCCCTACACCGTGGGCTGGTTCGGGAGTTAATATCGCAAACATGCCTACTTCGACCGTAGGGAGCATCACCGCTGGTGTTACTACCCTTGGTCAGTGGCTACTGGAATATGATCCAGAGTCTGTGACCGACCCCTCCCGGGCCGGATGGTTTGTGTTCTCGACAATAGCTGCCGTGGCAACACCAGCACTGGCGGCGGCCTCAAGAGTCTTCTTGAGCCGTCAGCCCTTGCTTCTGCAAGACCATCAATCTGCCATCTAAAGAAAGAAAGGAAACAACTGTCAATAAAGACTTCTCCCTTCACATCGGGTCTAAAGATGTGAGTGTGCTTTTAATGTTTCAGCACGTTGTGAAACATAGGGGTTTTAGCGTTACCCCGCATTGCAGAGGATTCGACCTAGACCTTTGGTTGTCGAGACGCGTTTCTCAGGAGAGAAGTGTCGCCGACGGAAATCCATTGGTCCCAACAGCTCGGAGGGCCCTTTCAGGCAAATGTTAAGATGCATCGTATACAAC